GGAGGAGGTTGTGGATGGGTAAGTATTATTAATTCAAATTCACAAAATACACCTGGTGCAAGCGGTGGTAATGGGGTGGTGATCTTAAAATATGTCGGTTAATCACGAATTTGATGAGTCTTTACCAAAACCACATGAGTCTTGGGTTTTAAAAGACAACGGTCTTGGAGGTAAATATTGGGATTCACCAGTTGCTTTACCAGTAGACGGAAAGACTTACTATTGGCATGAAGAATCTTTATCATGGAGGGAAGTAGAATGACGCTAATATACTCTGATGGTTATTTTAGAACAGGATCTAATTTTTTACACCACTCTTTAAAAATTGCTTATCCAAATGCAGTTATTACTTCAGACGACCCTGCGCCACATTTTGGGGTCGGACTTATAAAAGATTTAACAATTTATTCTGGAATAGCAATTTCTTTAAGAGATCCAGTAGATACACTTAGTTCTGTTTTTTCATTTTTTAAAATAGAAAACAACACTGAGCAAAAAAATCAACACGTTAAATATGTTAAAACATATTTAGAAGATATTAAAAATAATAAAGAAAATATTTTTATCTCTAGGTTTGACGAAATGTGTACTGATATAAATTCTGTACTTAATAAGTTCTATCAAAAATTTCCACAATTAGGGGAACCGCTTCAAGTAAATGATTTGGATGTAACTAATAGTTTAATATCTGATGGTAGAACACATGCTGTACCTGGATTTAATACACAAGATAATACAGAACTACATTCACAAATAACAACAGAGTTTGCTGCTGATTTAGAACAAATATACTTAATTTATAATGAAATAATTGCATAATAAATTTAATTAATAAACATTTACAATAATTGTTTTAAATAGTAGAATAGGTACTATGAATCTAGTACAAAGATCAATAGATAGTGGGGGAAATTTAGTTCCCCTTATTATTCCAGCCGAAGTTTCAGACGGAATGGGATTAATGAATCCATCTATCTTTATTGATGATGACGGAGATATTTTAGTAAATATTCGCAGAGTTAATTATACGCTTTATCATTCAGAAAAAGATCAAAACTTCTTCAGTCCTTGGGGACCATTATCATACTTACATCCTGAAAAAGATCAGAGACTTGTAACAACTAATTATTTATGTCGCTTAGATAATAAATTAAATATAATTAATTATACTAAAGTAGATTATTCTAAATTTGATGTACCGCCAATTTGGGAGTTTGTTGGCGAAGAAGATTGTAGAATTACACAATGGGGTGGAGACTACTATCTTATTGGTGTTCGCCGTGATACAACTCCAAACGGGCAAGGCCGAATGGAATACTCTAAGATTGAATTAGATAAAGAAAACTGGACTGCAACAGAAATACAGCGTGTAAGAATCCCAGCTCCAATTGATGAGGCAACATCATATTGTGAGAAAAACTGGATGCCTATATTAGATCAGCCGTATCACTTTGTTAAATGGGCAATGCCTACAGAGATTGTAAAGGCTAATCCAGATAAACCAGAATGTGAACAAGTTGTTGTTAAATCTACTCCTGCTGCCCCAATTGATCAAAGAGGCGGAACCAATGTTATTAAATGGGGAGAGTATTATATTACAGTTACCCATGAAGTAAAACTATGGAAGAATTATCTTAAACAAAAAGACTCAATTTATAGACATAGGGTTATTGTATGGGATAAAGATTTTAACTTTGTTGGGCTAAGCAAATCGTTTGCATTTCTTGATACACCGATTGAATTTTGTGTTGGTGCTGCAATTAAAAATGACAACTTATTACTAAGCTTTGGCATTCAAGACAATGCAGCATTTATATTAGAAGTTCCGTCAAATGTTGTAAATGAAATTATTACGGAGGCAATGGCATATGGCAATTAGAGAATTAACAATAGCGCTGGCCTCAAACCCATCTGATGTTCAGATTAATTTTGATCTAGCACAAGCCTACGATGCACAGCAACAATATGCTTCAGCAGCTGGATTTTATTTAAGAGCAGCAGAGTTTGGATACAAGACTCACCCACTAATTACCTACACATCATTACTTAGAATGGCTATATGCTGGACACATCAGGGCGATAGAAATAAGACTGTCCATAATAATATTATGCAGGCTATAGCCTACTTACCAAATAGACCAGAGGCATACTTCCTGCTATCAAGAATTAATGAGCGTAATAAGATGTATCAAGACTGCTACACATTTGCTGAAATGGGATTGTTGTATGCCACACATACATTTCATCAACCGCTTCCAGGATATGTAGATTATAATGGCGCATACTGCCTGATGTTTGAAAAAGCGGTGGCAGGATGGTGGCTTGGCAAAAAAGAAGAGAGCAAGTCTCTATTCCAGCATTTATTAGATGATCATAAAATGGCTCCAGAATATGTTACTGGATGCCTTAATAATTTGAAGTTGTACTAATATGTTTCCTAATTGGTTTAAAGATGTAGAAAAGTATTTCCGTCATGTGCCAAATGAGCCACTTCGTGCTTTGCAAATTGGCACATATACGGGAGATGCTACAGAATGGCTTTTAAATAATAGAGAATTAGAATATTTGCATGATGTAGATACATGGGGCGGAAGCGAAGAAATTGCTCATGAATCATTAGACTTTAATTCAGTAGAAAGTTATTATGACTCTAGGTTTAATGATACTCGTATTTATAAATACAAAATGACAAGCGACGAGTACTTTGCTTCAAATAAATCACAGTTTAATTTTATATACATTGATGGAGATCATACAGCATTACAGACATCATTAGATGGATTAAATGCATTTAGGTTGCTTGAATCAGGCGGTGTAATGGCTTTTGATGATTACCTATGGAACTATAACGGCAACCGCTTCTTAGAACCTAAGAGAGGCGTTGACGGCTTCCTAGAGGTATGTAAGGATCAGTACACAGTCATAGAGTCTGGATATCAAATGTGGATTAAGAAATGTTAGCAAACTCATGCTTTGAAATATTTCATACAGACAGCGGAAATAAATTTAGAAATCAGTCTTATGACAATGTTTTAAGTGAAATGGCGGGAATACCAAGATTAACCTCACCCACAATATACTTGAATACAGTAGAAAAAGTAAATCAATTTTTAACCGATACACCTAAATTTAAGGTAAATACTGTAGAAGATTATTGCCAACCAGGAGAAACATTTCCACCTAGCTCTGGAGTAATTGGTGTATGGGCAAGCAACTATATTGCATATAAAAACTTTCTAGAAACAGACAAAGATATACTTATTTTGTTTGAAGACGATATTGTTCTTAGTAAAAATTTTGCATATATATTGAATTCATATCTAGTGGAGTTGCCAGAAGATTGGGAGTTCTTTTCTCCGTTTGTACCAGATGACTCCTTATTTGCTTATAATGAAATGAAACATTCTTTTAATAATGATAGCCTTACCTGCCGATCTTATCAGCAATGGTCATGTGCCACATATGTGGTAAATAGGTCGGGGGCTAAAAAGGCTATAGAAAATATAGAGTCTATGGGAATAACAGCCCCTATTGATTGGTATGTATTTAATTTTCGAATGAAGCAAGAAGACAATCAAATTAAGTTTAATACCTATACAATTAAGCCAAATTCATATAGGCCAGTCAAGCTTTTACTAGAAGCCGCAGCCAATAGCTCAATTCATAAAGGAAGCACTGAGGAGCTTAATAAGCCATGACTATTATAACATTTAAGGTGGTATAATTTTAAAATGGGCTCAACATCAAAGGGTTTTAGTTTTCCCGCTTATTCAGATCCGCCAGACATTCCTGCGGACATTCAGCTACTTGCACAAAATATTGATACTTATTTAACTGCGAACCCTGGAGCGCAAGGAACTATAGGCGCACAAGGTACACAAGGAACAACTGGAGCACAGGGAACTACTGGAGCACAAGGTGCAACTGGAACTCAAGGAACTCTTGGTACGCAAGGTACGCAAGGAACAACTGGAGCACAAGGTGCAACTGGAGCACAGGGAACTACTGGAGCACAAGGTGCAACTGGAACGCAAGGAACTCTTGGTACTCAGGGAACTACTGGAGCACAAGGTGAAACTGGAACGCAAGGAACTCTTGGTACGCAAGGAGCCGTTGGCACACAAGGAGTTGCTGGAACTGGTGTTGATATTTTAGGAACGTATGCAACATTAGGAGACCTGCAATCCGCACACCCAACAGGAACACTTGGAGACGCTTATACAATTTCTGGTGATTTATATGTTTGGACAGGTTCTGCTTGGACAAATGTTGGGCCAATTCAAGGAGAACAAGGTGCTACTGGAGCACAAGGTGCAACTGGAGCACAAGGAACTACTGGAGCACAAGGTGCAACTGGAACGCAAGGAACCTCTGGCACACAAGGTACAATTGGAGCACAAGGTGCAACTGGAGCACAGGGAACTACTGGAGCACAAGGTGAAACTGGAACGCAAGGAACTCTTGGTACTCAGGGAACTACTGGAGCACAAGGTGAAACTGGAGCACAAGGGGCTACTGGAACCCAAGGTACATCTGGCACACAAGGTACAACTGGAGCACAAGGAACAACTGGCTCACAAGGTACAATCGGCGCAACTAATTCAAATGCCTATACAAACGGAATGATAACATCTGCAAATAAAGTTTTTTACAATACCAGTGGAACAAATCCAACTGGAACAGCCGCAGGCGACATTTATATTCACTACTAGGAGCCAACATGACTATAAAAATATATGATGGCTCTTCATGGAATGCTCAAAAAAGTTTAAAATTTTATAATGGCTCTGTATGGTCTAATGCTAAAAAAGGCTGGATATATAACGGATCTTCATGGTCGCAATTTTATCCAGAATATCCATTAAATACAGCAGCTCCAACAATATCTGGATCAAGCACACAAGGGCAAACTTTAACTTCTACAACTGGCACTTGGAATACAAATGATGCATTGTTAGGAGAATATACATAT